GTGCTCCGCTCGACAGAAGATAGGTCTACCGTCAAGTGCTTTGAGCTGCCCAGCACTGCGTACCTTAGCTTTGACAGCGTTGACCAGAGGCTCTAGGCCAGGAATAGCGTCGAGGAACTTACGACGTAGCTCAGTGCCTAAAGACTTCTTCTGAGCATCACTCAACTCAGGGTGCAAAATGTGACCCAACTTCACATCTCCAGCTCCATAAATGAACCCATAGACCAGCGACTTGACCTCAGATCTTGTGCAACCAACGCGCTCGGCATTCTGTGTATGAATGTCACCGTTGACTACAACATCTGCAAAAGCTCCTTCATCAAATGCGGCAAGGTAGTGCCCAAGTGCTCGAAGTTCGAGCCCTTCTAAGTCAGCTCCGACCATCACCATTCCAGGGTGAGGAATAAATAATTGTCGTGCCCAAGGTGCACTTACGACTTGCCCAAGATTCGGAGATCGGTGAGCATTTCGGCCGCTGATTGTGGCAAGAGAACAGCTGTGATGAATACAGCCATCAGCAGCGATCGTATTGAACCAGGAGTTGGAGCCTTCTGATAGCTGACCCATCCACTTCTGAAGAGTCAGAAGACGGATAAACATCTCACACTCTTCATGCAACTTGGTGTTGCCTTGCTGTAGTGCTCTGTCACGTAGCTCGGATAGTGCAGCTTCATCGACCTTTGGTTTACCTGTGTCAGTGACTTTGGTAAAGCGAGCACTGCTGAAGTTCTGCAAAGCCCACGCAATATGCTGACGACTAGTTGGATTAAAATCAAGCAGCTTTGTCATAGGCGCACCAGCGCTATAACCTTTAGTTTTATTTGCACGCTTAGGTGTATACACCTTTCCCGGAACATAAATAAAACGTTTAGCGATCTTATCCTGTAGCTCTTTCATCTCCTGTTCAAACTCAGCACGCACTCGCTCAGCAGCTTGAAGATCAAAGCGGAAACCACTTGCCTCTTGTTGAGCCATGATGGATGCCATGCGCATTTCAAGTGCAACGCAATCAATCACTTTCATTAGTATCCTCGTCAGAATTAGGTTTACGGTTAAAGCCAAATTTGAGCTTGGTAGCTTCTTCCCGTTTTTTAGTTCGTTCTTTCTGAGCTAGTTTTGCTACGCTCTCCATAACTTTTAATGTGTCTTCAGTCGATGCACTGTCGGGCATACGCTCATCAACAATATTAAATAGTGGAAAAAAGATATTGGCTGCTTCAGTAATTTCTTCTGAAGTCAATGGTGCATTTTTATCAGGCATAGTCTTTGATTCTCCGTTGCATAAGTTGCCATAGTTTGAGGGTGACCTCAGTGTCCTGAATGCAATAATCAAGCATTTCAGGTGTGTAGACAGCCCAGTTGCCGTCGTGCTTTCCAAAGTCACCTTTGAAGCACTTCAATCGATATCCCCAAGCTTCTAATGAATGTCTGCCATACATACGTTGAGGCATACCGTTTGGACGACGTTCGTAGTCACGGTCCTCAATATGTGGGTAGAACAGTCTGCTAAGAACAAGAGTGTCCATGACTTGACCCTTGGGATCAAAGTCAGGGAACTGTTCTTTCAGTAGTGGAATATCAAAACCTATAATATTGTGACCAATAAGTAGATCAGCATTTTCTAGTTTCTTTACTCCTTGGATGATGGACCTGTCAGGCTGATGATCAAAAATATGAGTACTGCTGTCGACAGCATCACGCATAACCATGCAGTGGAGAGTAGATCCACGTCTGAGTAGTCCAGTGGATTCAAGGTCAAATAGTAGCTGTGTTGTCATCGAAGGTATGTGCTGAATTGTCTGGATCATATTCATCTGGCGCAAACGGGTTTGCTTCCGGGAAGAGAGTTTCGTCGATATCTCTGTCATTTGTATTCTTGGTAAATCTTGGGTCTTTGTCTAAAAACACTGGCTCGATTGCCATGTTTAATTCGCGAGCAAGACGTGCAGAACGTCTGAACTCTTCTTTGTAATATGGCTCCCAGTCATGCGCTAGGAGAACAATCTTTTTGATTCCCATTAAGTGTGCCTGAAATATGGACGTTGAAAACGGGTAGCGAGTTGTATAAATCACAGCTCCTATTGCAGGTGTGCCTGCTTTTGCGGCAGCTGCAATTGCATATGAAATGCAGTCAATCTCAACCATACTGTCTGTCAATAAGCTTCTACCATCTCCTATAATCTCTCTATCTCGAACAATAATACATCCTCCAGGAGATTTGGGATGTGTAGATGCTTTACTAATAGTTAAGGCTACATCTATAAAGAATCGTTCTCTATTTTTGATGTAAGTTGGGTCACCTTTAGGGCTTGGCATATCCACAGTATTTGATTCTAGTATCTATATTAAGTAGTGAGTAATCAATATGTGAGACAAACAATGAGCTACGTAATGGGAAATTTTTCAAACGATAAATTCAATGTGGAAGATTACACTTCTTTTACTAAAGAAAGTGAATGGGAAGACGATTGGAAAAAGGCACATACGGATATGGTGAATAGCCCTGCTCATTACACAGCTGGACGCTATGAAGCAATTGAAGTAATCGAAGATGCAATCCAGGCTGCACCCAGCACAAAGCAAGGATTTCTGCAGGCACAAGTTCTGAAGTATTTACTGCGTCTTTGGTACAAATCAAATGGTAAAGAAGATGCAGAAAAAGCACAATGGTATCTCAACAGATTGGTTGATTCGCTAAACTATTAAAGCCGCAGATATGCGGCCTTAGTGTCAACAGCGTCGGAAGAATAGATAATTCTTACGTAGTTCTAAA